ATACTAATACCAATTAAAGAAATTTTAAAATGGAAATAACAAAAAGATTACTAGAAGTAATAAACGAACATACAGGAGTAGATGTAAACATTAAATCAAGAAAAAGAGAAATAGTTGAAATGCGTTCTTTATATTTTAATGTTCTAAAAGAATTAAGACCAAATATAAGCCTATCTTCAATCGGTGAAAGCGTAAATTTAAATCACGCTACTGTTATCCATTCGTTAAACAAATACGAAATGTACGAAAGATTCAATTCTAATTTTAAAGCATTAAAAAGAAAAATAATTTTAGAATTAATAGAAAATAAACTTTTAATAAATGAAGAAAACCCAGAGTTAATTAAAAAACTAAACTTAAAAATAATTGAATTAGAAAATGAAAATGAAAAACTAAAAGAAAACAAAGAAGTAGAATACAAAATAATAAAAGAACTAACTCAATTACTAATAGACACAAAAGGAACAGATAAACATCAATTACTTAAAATCAGATTGGATGCTTTATACCAAATGAATAAAATAAAATAAATGAAAAATACAGTAGAATTATTAGGATATTACGGTAATGATATAGTTCACGCTCAATCAGCTTGGACGTCAACATCAAGAGATTTAACAGATGACAAAATAAATAGAATACCAAATCTTTTAAATATGCTTGCATCAGAAGGACACCATACACCATTTGAGAAGAGTCAACTACACTTCTTGGTAAACGTAGACCAAGCGACACATATTCATCTTTTAAAACATAGAATAGGTGTGTCTATTAATGGGGAATCAGCTAGATACAAAGAACTAAAAGAAGATAAGTCATATTACCCTGAGGATTGGAAAGATTCAAAAGAAATGACTAATTACTGGTATTATAAGCTAATTTCAGAAACAAAGAAACAAAATCATTTGTATCATAAATGTTTGGAAGACTTAACACCAATACTAGGTAGAAAGAGAGCGAAGGAATCAGCTAGATTCTTTAAAACAATGAATAGCCAAATTACAATGGATATATCATTTAATTTTAGAAGCTTTTATCATTTTCAAAATTTAAGAAACTCAGAACATTCACAACTAGAAGTGAGAGAATTAGCTGAACAGATGTTGAATTTAGTTAAAAATATAGAAGGAAATCCGTTTGAATTAACATTAAAAGCATTTGAATTATGAGAAATAAAATAGAGCAATGGATAATAAGATTAGCAAATTGGCTAAAAGAAAGTTCAAAGAATTGCCCAAGAGAAACTAAATGGTAAACAACTATAAGAAAAAGTTATTAATATTTTAATAATAATATTTTTTAATTATGGAAGATAAACGTAAGAATAACGGAGGACATAAGACTGCTGGACGAAAGTCTAAAGCGGATGAAGTGCAACTAATAGAAAAGCTAGGGGTGTTAGAACCTTTGGCTTTTTTAGCATTAGAAAAAGGATTAGAGAAAGGTGACTTTAAATTTACGCAATTGTTTTATAATTATTATGCGGGTAAACCAAGAGAAACAAAAGAAATCACAGTTACAAATGAGCAGCCTATATTTAACATAGGTGATTTAGATGAGATTTAAACGACAATTATATGGAATTTGTATTGACTACTGCAATAAAGAAGTTAGCACGTTTAAAGAAACGTATAAAGGTGGTAAGAGGAGGAACATCAGCAGGAAAAACATTTGGAATATTACCTTTATTAATTGATAAAGCAATAAAAGAACCAATGTTAGAAATTAGTGTAGTATCTGAATCCATTCCACATTTGCGTAGAGGTGCATTGAAAGACTTTCTTAAAATAATGATGGCACTAAACAGATATAAGGATGACCAATTTAATAAAAGTACTTTAAAATATACATTTGCAAATGGTTCGTACATTGAATTCTTTAGTGCGGACCAACCTGACAAGTTAAGAGGAGCAAGGAGAAACATTCTTTACGTTAATGAGTGTAATAATATAGAATTCGATGCTTATTATCAATTGGCAATTAGAACGAGCGGAGATGTATGGCTTGATTACAATCCTGCTTCAACTTTCTGGGTAGATAAAGAAATATTAACTCAACCAAATGTAGATTTCATTACATTAACATATTTAGATAATGAAGCATTAAGTGATACAATTGTAAAAGAGATTGAAACCGCAAAGACTAAAGCATTAACGTCTACTTATTGGGCAAATTGGTGGCAAGTTTATGGATTAGGACAAACAGGTAGTTTAGAAGGTGTATGTATAACTGATTGGCAAGAAATAGATTTACCTAAAGATGCTAGAGTATTATGTGCTGGTATGGATTTTGGATATACAAATGACCCGACAAGTTTAGTAGTTATGTATAAATATAATGACGCTTATATTTTTGATGAAGTAATTTATAAAAAAGGTTTATTAAATAGTGAAATATCTAATTTATTAAAAGCAAATGGAATTGAAGATATAATTTATGCTGATTCAGCAGAACCAAAATCAATAGCTGAGTTAAATAGTTATGGTCACAATGTATTACCGGTATCAAAAGGTAAAGATAGTATTGTATATGGGCTTAATTTAATTAATCAAAATAAAATATACGTAACATCACGAAGTAAAAACTTAATAAATGAACTACGAAACTACATTTGGTTAACAGATAAATCAGGAGTCAAAATGAATAAGCCTATTGACGCATACAATCACGCAATAGATGCAATGAGATACGCTATTATGAGCCAATTAGAGAACCCAAACAAAGGAAACTATTTCATATACTAATGACATACGGAGAAATGATTGCTGAGATACAATGTTATATTCATCACGTTATGAATGTAGAAGTAATAATTAATTTACCAAGAAATATAGGTGAGATAAAGAAAATGCAAGCTATGTTTAAAGTAGCTAATCAATACTTCAAATGTTAAAGTTTTATTAAAATGCAAATAGAACGTTATTAATAATTATATTTGTAAAAAAAATATATGAAAAAATTTAAAATAGAAGGTTGGTATAGATACAACGATGAAAAAGATTTTGAGGTTGAAACATTTAACAATTGTACAGATGCAGCAACTGCTTTAAGATTTTTTACATCTATGTATGAGAATGTAAATTTTTACAAAATAGATATAAAAGAAATAGTTTAATTGGTTATTAAATTTGGTTGAATTAAGACTTACAGAAATGTAGGTCTTTTTTTGTTTATTACAATTTCAACTAAATGTTATTATTATAAAAAAAACACAATGAAATTAGAGATAAGCATACCAACAAAACTAAGCGAAATAAAATTATCACAATATCAAAAGTTTCTAAAAATAGCTGATGGTAATATTGATAATGAACTGTTACATCAAAAAATGGTTCAAATATTTTGTGGGATTGATTTAAAAGATGTGGCTGAGATTAGGTACAAAGATGTACTTGAAATTACTGCATCGCTTGGATTGATGTTTGAAAATAAAAACCATAGATTTATTAATAGGTTTAAAATTGGTGGAGTTGAATTTGGATTCATACCTAACTTAGAAGATATCTCCTTTGGAGAATACACAGACTTAGATACATATTTAAACGATTGGACACAAATGCATAAAGCAATGGCAGTATTATATAGACCAATTAAAAAGAGTGGCTTAAATGGTACTTATGAGATTGAGAAATATAATGGTTCAATTACTTATAGTGATGTAATGAAACACGCTCCTTTAGATGTTGTATTAGGAGCCAATGTTTTTTTTTACAATTTAAGCAACGAGTTGTTGAGCAGTACGATGACTTATTTGGAGGAGAATCAGGAGGTACAGAATATTCTCAAATCACAAACTTTGGAAGAAAATGGGGATGGTACTCTTCTTACTATGCTATCGCTAAAGGAAATCTTGAACGATTTGACTATATTTCAGAATTACCGTTAACACAATGTTTGACTTATTTAACATTTGAAAAAGAAAAAAATAAAATTGAATCTGATTTAATAAAAAGACAAAATAAATGAGTACATTTTACGAAATAACAACTAAAATAAAAGACCAACTAGAACTGGATAAGTTTGTAAACACAGTTACAATTGGCGACATCTTTAAAGTTGATTTAAACAAACAAACTATATTTCCTTTAAGTCATATAATAGTTAATAATGTATCTTATCAAGGTAACATTTTAGTTTATAATGTATCTATTTTATCAATGGATATTGTAGATGAGAGTAAAGATATGGTTACAGATATATTTTTAGGAAATGACAATGAGCAGGATGTGTTAAATACTCAGCTATCGGTTGCAAATAGGTTCTTAGAAATATTAAGAAGAGGAACGTTGGCAGATGACTATGAACTAATAGGAAATCCAAACATTGAATTTTTTGTAGAGAGATTTGAAAACAAATTAGCGGGCGTTACTTATACTTTTGATATGGCTATTGCAAATAAAATGACAATATGCTAGAGGTTGAAGCAGTAATAAAAAGATTTAGGGATTATGTGATACAACAATCACGTAGTAATTTATCAAAGTCAGGGCATAATAATACTAAAGAACTTTACAATAGTTTAAAAGGTGAAATAGTAAACGAAAAAGATTATACAATAGTTGGATTTGAAATGTTAAATTATGGAATGTTTCAAGACCAAGGTGTGAAAGGAAAAAACAGTTCAGCAAAAGCGCCAAATAGTCCTTTTAGATTTGGAACAGGAACGGGAAAGAAAGGTGGATTAACACAAGGTATAAATAAATGGGTTAGACAAAAAGGATTTCAATTTAGAGATAGAAAGTCAGGTAAATTTTTAAGTTACCAATCTACTGCTTATTTAATCACAAGGTCAATATTTCATAAAGGAATAAAACCAAGTTTATTTTTTACAAAACCATTTGAAGCGGGATATAAGAAATACATAGATACAGATTTAATGAAAGCATTTTCACAAGACATTGATACATTAATTGATTATAGTTTAAAAGATATAAAATGAAAATAGTAAAAGTTAGAAGTCCTTTTATAATAGAAGTCAATGAGCCTGCTCAATTAGGTAGCAAGATAGAGCTGTTTATTTGGAATAAAGGAAGTGATGAACCTACAACACCAAGCTATACACTAAGTAAAAAAATATCTAGTGCCTCAGATGTCAAAACAAATTACAATGTTTCAAATTTTGTGCGTGAATATATTAATAATATTGTCCCAACTATATCGACTAATCCAGAGGTTGAAGATAATAATGAATGGTGTTTGTTTAAGATTAAACGATATACTTTATCGACTTTTTATAATTTAATTGACACGACTACTTATGTAGGTGTAAATGGTTTTACAAGTCACGTAGATGGAGTTAATGCTATTATAAACACAGGTGATATTGTACCCGCTTATCCTTTAATTAGTAATGGATACAAGAATTACAGACAATATAATCAATATAATTTAAGTAGTTATTTTAATTTAATTTGTCAAAAGAAACCAACTGCAGCATTGTGGATTTTTTATGCAAATACAGACTCAGGAGTTCCATTTAAATCAGCTGAAATATTACCCGCAGGCACAACAGATGAGATATACAATTATAAAATACCATTTAGATTTGGAAGCAATCCAAGGCAAACAATTTTTCTTTCTTATTTAGGAGAAACTGAATTTATAAGGGTTTACTCAGATGAAGTTGAAGAGTGTAAATATACACCCGTAGAATGTAGGTTTATAAATAGCAAAGGAGGATGGCAAAGTATAACGTTCTTTAAGGCACAAACTAATTCTATTAATGTTAATACTACTAATTACAATTTAAGTCCCGAATCAGTAAACTATAACATCTACAAAGGTCAAAGTAAAAACTTTAACACAAATGGTAAACAAACTGTAAAATTAAATACAGGATGGGTAGATGAAAACACTTCGTTAGCAATAACTGATTTATTGTTAAGTGAAACGGTATCTTTAGATTATAGACCCGTATTGGTAAAAACGAGTAGCTTTGAAATTAAAAACAGTTTAAAAGAAAAACTAATTAACTACGAAATTGATTTCGAATATAATTTTGATTTAATTAACAATGTACTATGATTTTAAAATTAGCATTATATTTAGAAATTCCAAAAGA